TTCCAATATCGTTCTTCAGGCTCTCACTGGTGCTATCCCGTTAGAAGTCACTGTTAGCTTTTACTACAAGGAAGTGGCATGAGTTTTCAAATTGCAGATGGTAAGGGGTCGGGCAAACGAGCCGAGGTAGACGACCAAAACCGGCTACATACCGTTGCCGTCACTCAGCAGAATGATTTTCATATCAACGAGAAGAACGGCAAGTATTGGTCGTGTCCGTTCGGACCTCGTGATCCAACGGGTGCCAGTGATTATGTGTTCTACATCAAGAACACGGGCGATAAGGACTTAGGGATCACTGATATTCGCCTGTCGTGTACGGGTGCTGCTTCTCAGATTGAAATCAATAGCGTGACAGGAACGGCAGCGGCCGGGACAACGGTTACACCTATCCCTAGAAACTTAGGCTCGTCCCAGGTCATCTCAGGGATCGTCGAGGATAGCGTTAACATCACCGGGCTGACGAGTGCTGGGACTTTGTTCTACATGGAACTGGCTGCGGTGGCGACTCTGTATCATCTGAAAACATCATCTAACATCATCATTCCCAAAGGCTCGGCGGTTGGTATTTTGGTGGTCACAGCTACCAGTATCGTGACCGGAGTGGTCAGTGTCCTCGAGCTCGAATGAGCGCACCAGTACAAATCAAGGACGGCTCGGGGTCTGGTACTAATGCCAAAGTAACCCCGATCGGACAGGTAGTAACCGCTCCGTATGCCTACGACGATGTATCGACTAAGACATTAGATGTAGACGACACGGCGGTTAATTTCTATCTCCCGAAGGCTGGCCAGCAGTTTGTCGTTACGACCATTCTTCTGACTGCTAACAAGAACGTCACCACTGACTGTACGGTTGTCATTTATGAGGCTGACGACCCAACCGAGACTACTGTTACTAAAACTATCTTGAACATCGAGATGCTGAAGAACACCAGCCGGGACATAACGGGGATGAATCTTCTTGTGTCCAAGGGCAAGTTCGTAAACGGCAAGACCGACGACGATGACGTATTTTGTACGATCATGGGCTATTACATACCAGAACTGTAATGCTCCTATGGTTGATGAATCTGGACTTAGCCGGCGGTGGTACACCGGCTGAAGAGATACCAACACCATCACCCGGCCCGGGTTGGAAGGATAATCCGTACTTCAGGCCGGTAGACGAGCCTGAGAAGAAGGAGCCGAAGAAACGGAAGAAACGTCCCGTAGTAGTCGAGGACGTTAAGGCGCAGAAGGTCAAGGGCGCTATTAATTCGCTTGGGACGGTCAAGATACCGCCCAAGGCAAAACCGGCTGAGATACTGGAGGTTGTTACTCAGACGGCTAAGGGGACTGAGGATGCAGACAAGCTAGAAGCGCTGCAGTTGATTGAAGATGAGATTGTAGCGATGATGTTGTTGGGGATGGATATCCCTGAACACAACACCGAACTCACTCTAGCTGAGTTCATGCTCTTACTGATGTAAACCCTGTACGCGACAGTAATCGCGGCGTGTTACTGATTCACTCTAATCAGGCGAGGAAATCAAAATGGGAAGGGAATTACCCACAGATGAACCTGTGGACACTGGCACGGGCAATATCTTTCAATCGGCTGAGTACAAAGAGCCGGCTGACGATACGCCTACTGAAGACACGACCGATGCAGACGTAAGCTCGGAAGAAACTGTTGAGGCGGATGCCCCGACAGACGAACCGGGAAACGAAGCAGACTCATCAACTGCCGCCACTGATACGGGCGATACACCTGATGCCGATCCGCTCGGTGTCAGGAAGCGTATTGATAAGCTCACAAAGCAAAGGGAAGATGCGAATCGAAGGTCGGAACTAGCTGAACAACGAGAGGCGGCAGCATTACGCCAACTCGAGTCACTTCAGCGAGCCCCACCACCTGAACCAAAAGAACCGGTTCAGGCACAAGAGCCGAAGAAGGCTCTAAAGGACTTTAACTACAATGAAGCTGCGTTTGAAGACTATCTGAGCAACCGCGCTATTGAAGCGGCTCGAGAGGCGGCCCGAGAAGAAGGGTCGAAGTTCAGAGAGGAACAGAACGCAATAAGTCGTAGGGACGAGTTCAAGGTACGGGAAGACGCTTTCGAGAAGGATCATTCGGACTATAAAGCGATAGCGCATCACGCGAAGATTTCAGACCCGGTGGCAGGAATGCTAATGGGAATGGAAGACGGCGCGGAGATTGCGTATCACTTAGGCAATAACGAAGAGACCGCGCTTCGAATCAGTGGATTATCTGATACTCAAGCGGCTATGGAGCTCGGAAAGATTGCTGCTCGTCTGGAAGACAAACGCAACGCCCCAAAACCTGTGAGTAACGCCCCTGCCCCGACACCTAAATTAGAGGCGTCGAATCCTGGGGTGCGTACTGGTTATCACGCAAATATGACCGATACGCAGTTCAGGAAGGCGAGGGAAAAGGAAATCGCCGCTCGTTAAAGCGTAACTTATCAACGTTTCGATGGGTGGCACCTCACAAGGATCATCGAAATGGCTAATACTCTTTCGGTCATCGACATGGTAACGAGGGAAGCTCTGCGTATTGCGCACGAGAAGCTCACGTTTATCGGTACGATCGACCGCAGCTACGATGACTCATATGCGAATTCTGGCGCAAAGATCGGTGACACGCTACGTGTCCGAAATCCCAACCAGTACACTCGCAGAACGGGTTCTCGTGTCATGGATGTGCAGGATCAGGCTGAGACAACTCAGAATGTGACTGTTGCTACCCAGGACGGTGTCGATATGAAGTTCAACTCAGCCGAGTTGAGCCTCTCGATCGATGAATTGTCGAAGCGGTATATCGACCCCGCAATGTCCGTGTTGGTATCGGGTATCGAGGGTGATGTGCTTACCGCTGTGACGAAGGATGTCTACAACGAAACTGGTACTCACGGTACGGTTGTTGGGGCATCTGCTGATATCTCAGCGATTACCGGCGCTCGAGCCAAGCTCAATCAAGGCTTGGCACCGAAAGACGGCAACCGTTGTGTTCAGTTCGACTCAGTGACGATGGGTACGATCGTTAACGGTACTCAGGGTCTGTTCCATGATGGGACTCAGATCGCTAAAGGCTTCCGAGAAGGTTATATCGGTCGCAACGCGATGGCTGACTTCTACGAGAACGAGAAGACTCTGGCGTTCACGACTGGTACTGATCACACGACTGTCGATATTGACGGTGCTGTTTCCAGTGGTGACAGTTCGTTGACGTTGGCTGGTGGTGTTCTGACGGTCGGTCAGGTGATTACGATTGCTGATGTTAAGGCTGTGCATCCTGAGACTAAGACGTCTTACTCGCACGATCAGCAGTTTGTCATCACGGGCATCACGACCGCTTCGACTGTGTACACGATCAGTCCGTCGATCATCTCGACTGGCGCGAAGCAGAACGTGGATCACTTGCCGTCGCTCAACGACGTTGTAACGTGTCTCGGCACGGCTTCGACGGCGTACCAGAAGAATCTGATGTATCACAGGGATGCGTTCACGTTCGTGACTGCTGACCTACCGTTGATGGACGATGCGGCGAAGTGTGTTCGCAAAACCCAAGACGGTCTGAGTGTCAGGTGCTGGCAGGGGTCGGATATCAGGAACGATGAGTTGCTCCTGAGACTCGACATTCTTTATGGCTGGAAGACTCTGCGACCCGAATGGGCTTGCAGGATCACGAACTAAGGGAGGGTTAAATCATGACTATTCCAGTAACAAGAGAACGTATTGATTACGGCTCTACCGATGGTGCTGTGCTTCACGGCGCGGCTCGTGAGGTCGTTGATGGTGCGGGTACGGCAACTACGTTAACGGTTGCCCAGTCAGGCGCGTTGTGTGTGTTTAGCACGGCCGCTGGGCAGACGTACACGTTGCCAGTGATTGCATCGAGGGATGTCGGAACGACTTTCGACTTCATCGCGACGATCACCGGTACGGGTACTTATTCCGTAGCGACTGACGGTGCCGCTACCTTCATGGGTGGTGGGCTCGACAGTTCGTCAACGACAGTGGCAGAAGGCGGCGATACGTTCACGGCTGACATTACGTCTACCGTGGCGTGTACTCACGACTCGGACGTAACGGGTCGGCTGTTGGGTACTCATTACACCTTAACTGCGCTGAGTACTACGACCTGGGCAATCGGCGGCACGATGTGTGGCGTCGGAACGCTCGCAACACCGTTCTAACTCCGTTGGGGTGATGGGGCTCTTCGGAGCCCCTGAGCCTTTGAGGAAAAATTATGACTACAAGAGATGGATTACTAATCCATGACGAGAGTGAGTATTCGATTCAGGATACGAGTACGAACGGCCCGACTTCGATCGTTGCCGGTCCTGCGTTACTGCTGGGTGTTTACGTCAATACGGTACTGTCAGCTCATACTGTGATTATTGCTGATGCTACGACTGCGATTGTGACGTTGCCGGCATCATTGGCTGCGGGGACGATGATTAACTTCCCCGGGCTACGGTTTGAGACAAGTCTAAATATTGATCCGAACGACTCGAGTACGGGGAATCTCACCGTTATCTACCGCAAGGTTAATCCCGGATGACCACTAATTCTCAGATCATCACCGATGCGTTGCGTGAGCATAACGTCAATCCTGAAGGCGTGAATGCTTCGGCAGAACAGGCTACTCATGGATTGCGCGTGTTGAATCGCATGATGGAGAAGTGGTTCGAGGAAGAGGTTGATCTGGGCTACTACGAACAGACCACATCGTCAGCTACCATTCCAATCCCGGCATGGGCCGAGGATGGTGTAGTGGCTCAGTTGGCTATTCGGTTGGCACCGACTTATGGAGCTCAAGTCAGCCCTGAGTTGTACCAGTCAGCTAAGGATAGCTACAACATGATCTGTCGAAAGGTATTCAACGAGACTGACGCTATACAGGACATGACAATTACCCCGTTGGGCGAAGCTCGTCATCGTCTTGGTCGATCGATACTGACGGACGTTTAATGGCTGACGACTACTCATGGAGTGGTGAATCTCGACCGTTCAATCGAGAGAACTATCTTGCGCCTAAGCGGTCTGCGGCACAGATGCGATCGGACGCGATGGATGCGTCGAATGCGCTGGCTTATGTGCCGAATCCTGTTGGCGACGTTGCTGATATTGGTAATTTTATTGCTATGTATCGGAGCGATCCTGAGTTTAGGGCGCGAGTCAATGAGATGCCTGAGATTAAAGATATTGGGCAGATAGGCAATCCGCAGTACGGATCGTATATGCACGGTGGTGGTGGTGGACACGTTCTTAACTTTAACCAAGAGCAAGTACGGGCTCTCAGTCTGTTGCCTTTCATATCTGCCGGCATGACGAAGGCAGTGACCGGTACTATTGATAGTTCTCGTAGAGCAGCAGTGCAGGGTTTAACAGATGCTGGAGATATGCGGAGAGCTGCACCTACGACAGAAGCGGTTCCAGATACTGTAGCTTCTGGTGGTCAGGTGCGTCATGTCGAGCCCCTGGCTCTTCCTAACCCAGAAACAGCAAGAGCCGCCAACACCGTTAGGCGCGATGACTCATGGTCTGCTTTGGACGCCGCCGAACAAAACGCCGGGGTTAAACGGAACAAGTCAGGTCGTTATGTCGGTGGGCCGGCAAGTGTGACTACACCGCAGGGCAAGACAGGTCTTGCGACACAATATTTGGAGAGAGTTCAGCGTGGCGTTGATGCCGGAATCGAGCCTGGGTACTTCTACGAAGAGGGGCAGAACTTTCTTGGAAGGATCACTGATGATGTTGCTGCTCACCGGGAATTGGCTGATGTAGTAGGCGAGACTTCGACTCAGGTCGGGCCTTATGAGAATTTAGGTTATGCATTAAGAACTGCTGACCAGTTCGAGATGGGTGTTCCGACTCGCGCAGGGATTTACCCGAATGCTGCAAGAAGGAACCAGCAATCAATTTATGCCGGTGAAGCACCGTGGCTTGGTTTTAAGCGCGAACGGTACGCTAATCTTCTGGGTTCACCGGGAGATACTAGGTCGGTTGCGCATCCATCAGCGTTAATGCCGCCTAACGATCAGTGGGAAGGTAAGGCTGCAGGATTTACTGGTTCACCATCAGGCGCTACTCAGGTTGCGTTTGTTGATGATATGCGTGGAGATGCGCTGCAGAGATGGAATAGGAAATTAATTGCCAATGGTGAAAAACCTTGGAAACTCGAGGAGATGCAGGAAGTACACTGGGCCGTTATTCGTGCTGATGCAGAAGGCCGGCCGCTGGAGATTGGTCCGAAAGATACGTTACAAGGTTCTGCTCCGGCATATACCTATCAACACTCGTATGAGACTCAACCGGGCAACACTTCCAATCATTTTCCTGGGCAAGTTGGTACAGATATATCTCAACAGGATTACGCCAACAGGCTTAAGCCCGTAATGATAGATGAGCAAGGTAAAGACCCATTGGTCAGAACGATGGGTGGTCGTTATCAGTTGCCGGTAGTCGAAGGTAGCGCGGTTTGGGATGGGGTTCTCGGTCCTGGGTTTCAATCTCGGTCAATGGTTGGCATCACAGATGCTCATGGGTTGGAACCAGCGTCTGACGCAAGGACGGCAGTGACAGAGAGGATGAGAGCATTCGCATTAGGGCAAGATGCGAGTGCCGGTCACATATTACAGCCTGCTCCTAGTCGGCCACAAACCGATACGATCGCTGCAGTGTCTGGAGGAACCCCAAACCCCAATCAGACGGTAGCTATTCAAGGGTTGCTGGACGAATCGTTCGGTCAGGGGAAGGCGAGTTTCGTATTCACTGATAACGGCTATAGGATATTGAACACGGGTGATACGCCCAACGCGCAGTTCTCAAGACAGGTTGAGAGGTTGTCGCCGCAGTTGGATGAGATTATGCCTGCTCAGTTCTCCCCGCATAAGCGGCAGGGACACTATGATGAGCTGGATTGGGAAGGCGGGAACGCTACGAAAAATTTACTTGCTGGGATGCCTGATCCAGCCAATCCGGGGGCATTAAAGCACGGCATTAATGATCCGAATTTTCCTGGCTTGGCGCGACACGCCGATAGTGCCGAGACACGGGAACTGATGGGTCAGTACGCAGACGTATGGGAAGACCTTCAGCGGGAAGGACTCGCGCCGAATCAGAAACTGGTCAACGTCCTGAAGGCTTGGAGGGACGGGGGTCTTGCTGAGGTTCAGAAGCTAGTTGATGCGAATCTTGCTCCTGCTCTGGTGCTTGCCGTTCTCGGTCGGCAACTGCAAGGGTCTTCGCAAGACGAGCAGGCACAGAGAAATGACGTACTGTAACGTCCTCTGGCCCACGATGGACCCAAAGCTCAGGGTGGAGAAACTTAAACATCCCGTAATGATACTTTACGCAGGACAATAATGCCATCTATCCCATTACCAATTCAAAGCTATGAGCATCGATCGAACCCGGCATCGACCTCAAGACTGCAGAATTGCTTCATAGAGCCTCTGCCTGGGGGCGCTAAGACA